ATGACAAATTGCCTAGCAGTCCCGTCCAAGAGAGAATTTCTGCGCCCAAGGTTCCTTCACTCATCCGCCCCCAAAATGGGCAGCCTTGAGAGTTCGCCACGCATATGCCGCAGCCAGGCTGACCACCCCGTTACCGGCAGCCTGGGCGCGGTCCATCCGATCGGCCATCCCATCAGCCAGTCCGAGAAGTTCGGGTTGAAGGTCAGGTCGCCGGCCGAGTATCTCGCCCCAGCGGTCAAACTCAAATGGAGCGGGTGCGAAGAGCGGAAGCTGAAAGCCTTCGGCCTGTCCGCGCAGCTCGTCACGATCAGCCAGATCATCGTCCACAGCTTCGCCGCCTTGCCGATCGCCACCTGGCTGCCCGTCTGGCCGGGATCGTCGCGCAGCTTCATCCCCTCGGCCGACAGCTCCATCTCGATGCGGTTGCAGTAAAGGCTTCTCGTCGGCGTGGGCCACAATGAAGAAGCGCCGGCGGAAGTGCGCCGCGCCGACTTCGTGCGCCGAGAACAGGCCCGCTTTGACGCTATAGCCCAGGTCCTGAAGGTCGCCGACGACCTTGGCGGCGCCCAGATCGAGATGGCCCTCGACATTCTCGAAGAAGCACCATTCCGGCCCGATCTCCGAGACGACGCGGCGGATTTGCGGCCACAGATGCCGCGGGTCGCGCGCGCCGCGCTTGCGGCCGGCATAGGAGAAGGGCTGGCAGGGATATCCGCCAGAGACGAGATGAACCTTGCCGCGCCACGGGCGGCCGTCGAAGGTAGCAAGGTCGTCCCATAAAGGCGCGCGATCCAGGGCCTGGTCTTCCATCCTGGCCACGAGGGCGGCCGCGGCGAAGGCTTCCCGTTCGACGAAACATACAGTTCGATATCCGGGTTCCGCGATATGGAGACCGAGCTCCAGTCCGCCAACGCCGGCGCACAGTGCGATGCCAGCAAGTTCATCGTTTCGGGGGGCAGATAGAGCCACACGAGCTTTCCCTTGTCCGACGCTCCTGGCGTTCGGGTTCGGGCTCGGCGGGCCTCAAATGATTGATCGCGCCGCAGCGGCGGCACTTGATCTCGATTTCGCTCCTATCGTTGTTCGCTCTGAAGAGCAAGGCGCGGCATCTGCCGCATCGGAAATCCTTCATTCGGGCTTAACCGCGTTTCGGCCACCTTCCGCCCGCCCGGCCTTGAGCCGGGCAGCGGGTGCGGCGGTGATCTTCGGTGGCCGTCGGGCGGGCTTGGTTTGGCGATCGACCCGCCGCCGGCGCTTAAACAGCGCCGGCCATCCGTGGTCAGGGCGGCATGGGCGTCATCGTCATTCCTGCGGCACCGTGGGCATGAAGTAGTGGATGGCGATGCGGACGGCGCCGCCGGTGAAGTTGCCGCCGTTCGCCGTCAGGCGGATGGGCGTATCCGCATAGAAGGCCTGCGGGCCGATGACGCCGGCGTTCGTGCCGCCGGCCGAGATCGAGAGCGAACCGCCGAACTTCGACGGCTCACCGGCAATCCCGCAGTCGTAGGAGGTGGCGCCGGTGACCGCCGTCACCGTGCGTGTCGATACGCCGAAGACGATGCCGCGGTTGGGGATGACGATGGAGGAGTCGACGGTGGCGCCGGAAAGACCCGACAGCAGCTCCTCCTCAATGACCATCGAATTGCGGCTGCCGGCGGCGTCTTGCGAGACCACAGTGGAGGGGCCGAGCTGGATCAGCCCCAGCGTGCTGGCGAGCGGCGCCCAGGCGCCGCCGACGTAAATCACCAGGTCCGCCTCGTCGGCTACGAAGGCGCGCCAGCCCGCGCGCGGCACCAGCTTCACCCAGGCGCCGCCGGTATAGACGGCGACGTTGAAGTCCCAGCCCGCCCAGGCGCCGGTGCTGCCCGCGGCCGGAATATAGCGGTCGCCGTCGTCCGGTGCGCCGGGCGCCGCGGTGAGTTGCCGGCTGATGACGGAGAGCTGCACGAGCTGGTCGAGGATGGTGAGCGCCTCGTTGTGGGTAACGTGCTTCTGTGCCTGGCTCGCGGCGATCAGGGGCAATCCCAGGTGGGTGGTGTCAGCCATAGACGGTGATCCTCTCTCCTATGCCGCGGCCAAAGCTCTCCGAGAGCTGGTAGACGATCACGTCGAAGGGTGGCGCGATGCCGTCGGCGGTCTGGTCGGCTTGGGCGTAGGTGGCGGCGGGGGCGGCGACGGCGATGGTGCGCACGACATCTTCGGCGCCGTTCAGCACGTCCACCTCGTAGGCTTCCGTCTCCTCGCCCAGGGGCACCTCGACCTGCGCCCAGCTATCGCCTCCAATGCGGGTGCGGCGCACCCACGTCAGTTCCGCATCGCCGGTGGCTGCCTCGATCGCACCGCGCACATGCACCGGCGAGAGCGGCCGGGCGGCGCGGGCGGCGATCGCCAGCGATTGGGCCTTGTAGGTGTTGTCCGCAACATCGCGGTTGGCCGGGCCGATGCGCCAGTTCAGCACCGTGTCCTTGTCATCCCGTGTCAGGCCGGTTTGCCTGAGTGCCGTGTCCAGCACGACGACGCGGGCGCCGGCGGCGACGGGAGCGCGCATGGCATGCTCGCTCCCCTTCTGGCCGCGCAAGAGGCGTGTCAGCCTGTAGCGGCCGGGCTGCATCAGCTCGGCATCGGCAAATTGGACGATCTCCCATTCGCCGTCCGCATTCTCAACGGCCAGTGCGTTGCTGCCGGCGAAGACGGAAAGCGCATCGGCCGAGGCGAGCTGCCGGCCGGCAATGTCCACCCACAGCTCGTTGCCGTTGTCCCAGCGCGATACGGGGCCGGCATAGAAGTCGAAGGCGAGCCGCCCCATGCCGGCGGGTTCGCTCACCAGCGTGTCGAGGGTGAAGCCGGTTTCCTCCGGCGAGCGGTAGAACGCCACCCCGCCGCGCCAGGGCCTCGCGCGGGCTGCCACATAGGCGCCCCAGGGGCTGTCGTCGTCATTAAGCAGCGGCCCGTCGATGAAGGCGTAGGCGGCGGCGCCCGTGGCAAGGTTGGGCGAGGTTCCGCGCTCGCGCTTCGGCCCGCTTCCCGGCGCGAACATGTCGCTTTCCGACCGACCCGCGCGCATGCGGCGGTATTCGGCGTCGGTCAACTCGGCAATGCGGTAGGTCTCGCCGTCCGCCGCAAAGCGGATCATGTCGCCCGGCTCCAGCGCCTTCATGGAGGGCGGCAGCCCGCAATCGATAGTCTCGCGGCCCCACCATTGGTCGCGCAGGATACGCTCGACGGCGCCCTGCGCCTTCGACGCCGGCATGGTGACGGGCGCCTGCAGGGGCGCGGTGCGGCGCGATGTCGTCGTCTGTCGGATGGCGCGCACGGCACCCGGCTGGTCGTCTGAGACCGGCTCGGAATAGGTCAGGCTCACCTCCGCCGGCAGGTCCGTCTCCTGCATGCGCGTGCGCGTCAGCTCCTCGCCCTCCTCGGGGCGCACGATGTCGTCGAGGGCGAGCGTCGCCCGCGTCGGCAGGCCAAGGCGCGATTCGACGCGGATCACGTCGCCGCTCTCGACGGCCTGGAGGGCGTGGACGGAGGCGAGCGCCTCGATCAACGCGCGCGGCGACATCACCTGCTCGGCCGCCACCGCGTCCACCACGCTGCCGATCGGCCTGACGTCGTAGTCGGAAAAGCCCGCGCGCTCGAAGATGTCGATCACCGTCTCGCGCGCCGGCGCCGCGCCCAGGCGTCCGGAAAGCCAGTGGCCCAGCTCCCAATTGTCGGCATCGCCCCACGTGCGCCCGTCCTGCGGGAAGCTCGGCGCCGGCCGCGCGTCCCACGACCACAGGAAAAGCCGGTTCGTTTCGATCATGCGGCCGGCGTAAACGCCGCTTGAAGGGTTGTTGGAGAGGTCTTCCCAATAGGTGATGACGGCCTCCAGGAAGGCGCGCTGGATGGCATCGTCGCGCACGCCGGAGGAGAAATACGGGACCGCGCTCTCGCTCGATTTCGGGTCGGCGAAAACGTTGGGCTGGTTGGCGCCCTTGTCGACGGCCGGGCACCCCAATTCGGTGAACCAGATCGGCTTTCCCTCGGGCACGAAGGCCGTTGCCGCGGGATCGCGCACGCCGTCCGGCCGGTTGTGGTGCGCACCGCTCCACCAGCTCTTCATGTCCTTCTGGCGAAAGGCCCACGGCTCCCCATAGGCGCCGTCCGTGATCGCCGTCCGGGCCTGCGCGTCCCGATCGGCGTCGGAGGCATAATACCAGTCGAAATATTCCCCGCCCTCGATGTTGCCTCTCAGATAGTCCTGGTCGTAGGTGGTGGTCGGCCCGTCCGGGTCGTAGTCGGCGTGCTCGGTGCCGTCGCGCCAGTCGGCGATCGGCAGGTAGTTGTCGATGCCGATGAAGTCGATCTCCGGGTCCGCCCAAAGTGGGTCGAGATGGAAGAACACATCGCCCGAGCCATCGGCCGGCCGATGGCTGTGATACTCGCTCCAGTCGGCCGCATAGCCGATCTTCGTCGCCCCGCCGACGATCGCGCGCACGTCTCCGGCCAGCGCCTGAAGATGGGCGACGAAGGGATAGGTCGACGCCGTGTCGCGCACGGTGGTGAGCCCCACCATCTCCGAGCCGACGACGAAGCCGTCGACACCGCCGGCGCCTGCGCAAAGCTGCGCATAGTGCAGGACAAAATTGCGGTAGCCCCATGTGCCGTTGAAGAAATCGTCCACCTGGCCGCCAGCGGAAGCCGTCTTGTCGGGCGTGCCAGTGAAGCCGGGTGCGGGCGAACAGGTGATGCGACCGCGCCAGGGATAGGCCGGCTGGCCCACGGTGCCGGCATTGTTCGAATAGGGGTCGGGCAGCGTGTTGCCTTGTTCGATGTCCATCATCACGAAGGGATAGAAGATCACGGCAAAGCCGCGGTCCTTCAGGTCCTTTATGGCGGCGATGACGCTGGCATCGTTCGGGGTGCCGCCGAAGGCTGGTGCGCCGTCGACCTGGCTCATCACGTCGACCTCGGCCCGCGTCAGGCCCGCCACCTCCCAGTCGAAGGGTTCTGAACCCTTGAGCGTGACGCGGTCGGCGCTCTCCACCTTCGGCTTGATCTCGCAGGCGGCGCAGCGCAAGTCGTTGCCGAACCAGGCGACGACGAAGAGGACGGCCTGGCAGGCCGGCGCCAGAGCTTCCAGCGTGTCGAGCGAATCGTGCCAGTCGGACGGCCCGGTGAGCGCGTGGCGGTTCTCGCTTTCGGTGTCGCCTTCACCCACCTCCCGCACCACGGCCTCCGGCTCGTAGCCGAACTCGGTTGCGCCCGGAATCAGGCAGACGCCTTTGACCAGCGGCTCCAGGTCGCCCACCGAACGAAATACCTCGACGGTGATCTGCGGGATGCGCCGTCCGTACTCGTTCAAGGGCAGCCGCTCGAAGACGACGTAGGCGAGCCCGCGATAGGCCGGCGCGTTGCCGGCGCCCTCCTTGGCCTCGATCAGCGAGTCGGGCATCTGCTCCTCGTCGCCCAGATACTTCCGCACGGTGATCTCGGTCTGGTCGACCTCCTTGCCGTCGGCCCAAATGCGGCCAATGCGCGAGACCTTCCCCTCACACAGGCCCACCGCAAGATTGGCGTAGTAGAGATAGGTCGTGGTGGTGACGGAGACCTTGCCGCCGCCCTTGCCGCCCGATGTCTGGGTCTCCTTGGAAATCTCCTCCTCGAAGCGCGTGGCCCAAATGATCTGGCCGCCCAGCCGCCGGCGCCCCTGAAGGCGCGTGATCGCGGTCCCCTCGGCGGACGAGGTGATGGTGGCCGTGTTGAGCCTTGCGCCCTTCTGCTCGGCCCTGACGTTCTGGGCGAACAGCGTCTGGTCGATGAAGTAGCCGGCCGCCGACCCGATGGCACCGCCGATGGCGGCACCCGAGATGGTGGCGCCGAACAGGCCGAAGGAGCCGGGGAAGAGCGCGGCGCCGATCGCCTTGCCCGCGACGCCGAGGAGCAGCGAGGCCATCAGGAACCCTCCTGCCTCACGGCCGCACCACCGCCTGCCGGCGGCTGGCCTCCGGCGGGGCGCGCAAAAGTGCGCGACGGCCGGTCGGCCTTGCGGGCTCCGCCCGATGGTGCCTGCCCTTCGGCCGCAGGCCGAGGCAGCGACCGCTGCCCGCCCGACGTTTCGGGCGCCCTGTCGGAGGCCAGCCGCGAAGCGGCGGTGCGGCCGCGAGGCAATTCAAACGGAAAGGCGAAGGCGGCGACGATGCGCCGGCGCCACCAGTCGCCAAGGGCAACCTCGCAGACGGGCGACGCCTCCCATGCGTGGATGAAGCGGCCGTCGCCGGTGAGGATGCCGCAATGCCGGGCGATGCGGCCGCGGCGGACGCGAAATGCCACCACGTCGCCGGCTTGCGCCTGTGCGGGCGGGATTTCGACAAGATGCCGACGGGCAGCCTCCAGCACCGTCTCGGTCCCCGTCACGTCGCCCCAGTCGCCGGTGTAGGGCGGCACCTTTTCCGGTTCGACGCCGCCGATCCCGCGCAGCACGCCACGCACCAGGCCGACACAGTCGCAGCCGGCGCCCTTGGCGCTCGCCTGGCCGTGATAGGCCGTGCCGATCCAGCTCCGTGCCTCGGCGACAATTGTCTTTCTCCACTCGTCTTGCGTCATCGTGCTCCTCCGAACCGGGCGAAGCCCGCCAGGCCGACCGGCCGTCGCGCACTTTTGCGCGCCCCCGCGGAGGGCCAGCCGCGAAAGCGGCGGCGCGGCCCGTGAGCGAAATCAGTTAAAAAAGCTGCCGCCATCGTGGTCTCCTTCGCCGGGAACCGCGTAGGTGAAAACGCTGTCGTTGCCCGGCATGTGCGGAAAGCCGCGGTGGTTGACGACATTGTCGAACTTCGCCTTGCAGGTGGGAAAGCTCTTGTCGCAGCCGGCCGTGACGGTGAAGGTGTCGGCCGCGACGATGTCCTGCGGCGCCTTCTCGACCAGCGCCAGGTTCACCGTTCCATCGGCCTTCGTGTGGACGAGTACCTCCGTCCTCAGCCCCTGGTTGGCGCCGGTCTCCCAGCTCAGCACGCCGCCGGCGAACCAGCCGTCGTCGAACGCGTCGAGGCCGGATGCCGTCAACAGGCGGTTGTCCGAGACGGCCGTCACCGTGCCGGTGCCCTTGAAGGAGGGGTCGTCGAGGTCGACCTGGCAGCGGCCGTCGCCCAGAACAGCGTCGCAGGGATGACCGTAGATACGGCCGACCTCCTGGTTGAGCACATGCGCCAGCCCGCGCAGCTCGGCGCGGAAGGCGAAGCGGCCGCGGCTCACCTCGCCGATGGAGGCCTTGCCCATCAGCGCCCGGTTTTCCGTGTCCGACCAGTCGACGAGGTAGATCTCCACCGCCGCGTCATCCCACAGGCCCTTTTCCAGGTCCTCCTCGGTCAGCGCCTCGGATGTCAGCGCCCCGTCGGCCTCCACCGTGTCGATCGCCAGCCCAAGATTGTGCGCCCATTCCGACGCCTTCAGCCCGCTCTCGGCCTCGAAGTCGACGCCGTCGAAGGAGAGTTGCCGGTTATGGTCGGTGAAGCCCAGCACCGCGCCGTCGCGTCGGGTCAGCTTCCAGCAGGTGCAGAGCGTGGTTACGCCCGATTGCAGGAGCACTGTTAGGCCCGGTGGAAAGGTCTTCATTCGCGTAGCTCCTGGAGGAAGATTGAAGGGATGTCGCCGATCGCCGCCGTGCGCAGCGAGATCTGGTCGAGCTTGCAATCGAACCTGACCGGCACGTGGAACTGGCCGCCCCAGGTCAGGTCCGCGCCCTCGGCCGGTGCGGCGTCGAAGGTGACGATGCCGGTGGCCCGGTCGATGGTGTAGCCGGACGCCTGCGCGACGCCGTCGATCGCCACCAGGATCGTGCCGTAGGGCCGCGTGACGACGCGCTCGAAGGTCTCGCCCATGACGGTATAGGTCTTCACGAGCTGGAAGGCCGTCGTCTCGCCGTCGCCCGTTCCCAGCCCTTGGTCGAGGGGGGTGGGCGCCTTGCCGGGCGGGCCCGATCGGTAGTCGGTCCAGTCGAGGAAGCGGAAGCCGCGAAGCCGGCCGCGGGCGACATGATAGAGGGAAAGCACCTCGTAGAGCTCATCCGGCGTGCGCACGCCGTATTTCGCGTCGTAGCTGCGCAGCGGTGCCGACCAGCGTGTGTTGCGCTCCTCGTAGCCCGACGACTTTTCGACGACCTCGGCCGGCCAGTCGGGGCCGCCGGGCGAGCCCCGGCTGACGTGGATCGGAAAGACGATATCGTCCATGAAGGGCGTCATCAGCCGTACCTCGCCGCGCGGTTGACGAGGCGGGCGCCCGACCGCGAGACCGAAATCGCGCTCTCGGCGAAGGCGCGCGGGCTGGGCGTCTCGATGTAGAACTGGTTGACGGTGGCAGCGCCGCCATATTTGCGGCGCAGGTCGTCCGGCCAGCCCACCTCTTCGCCCGCCATGCCGATGAAAGGCACCTCGCCGGATTGGAGCGAGCCGCCGCCGTGAAGGCGCGGGGCGCCGATGAAGACGGCAGGATCGACCGTCTGCGTCGCCGTGCCCGCGGCACCGATCATCGCGCCGGTATGGCCGATCGGCACGGTGACGGAGCGCAGGCCGGCCCACGGATCGGCGGGGGCGAACAGGCTTTGCACGAAACCGCCGAGCGCGCCGAGGTCGTTGCCGCCCGACCCGAACAGGAACTGGTCGACGAGGCGCAGCGACGCATCGAGCAGCCGGTCCGATACCGAGAGCATGACCTGCTCGAAGGACGAGGCCGCATTGCCGGACCTGATGAGCGTCGAACCGAACTGGTGCATGGAGCCCTGGAGGACGCGGAGCTCGCTGGAAAGCGCCGCGAAGGTACCCGCGCCCCCCGCCGCCCCCGAGCCTGTCGACGGGCCAACGAAGCCGCCACCTTGAAAGCCGCCCACGCCGCGGCGGATCGCCTCCAGGTTGGCGACGCCGATGCGCGCCGTCGACGCGGCGTCAAAGACGAACTCCTGACCGTGCACGACGCCGGCGATCTGGCTTTCCGGCACGTGGCCGGTGAAGCCGCCGGCGGCGAAGGAGCCGCCCTGGCCGGGCCCGACGCCCGCCGGCACGCCGACGCCCGCAACCTCTCCGCGGCTGCCGATCGACGCGAGCAGCGCGTCGTAGCGCTCCAGGAACGGCAGTGCGCCGGCGGCCGCTTCGCCGCCCAGCTCGAATTTGTCGGCCGAGCCGCCGAGCGCCCGCGCGGCGGCCTCGGCGTCGCCGGTGAGGCCCCGGAAAAGATCGACCGAGCGGTTGAGCTCCTCCGCCAGCCCGGCCGCCCGCTCCGTGGTCGCCAGGATGTCCTCGGCGATCCTGCGGAAGCCCGAATCCTCCGGCAGCCCGGAAGCGATCTCCGATATCCTGTCGCGGAAGGCGATGATGTCGCCGCCGCCCTCGCGGATTTCCCGCCTGAGGGTCTCGACCTCCTCCCGGAAGGGCCCGAGGGAAGCGCCGCCGGCGCGCTGGAGCGCCTCGTTGAAGGTGCCGCCGCGGCCGACGTCGAGCTCGTCGCGGCCGAAGAGCGCCAGCTCGTCCGTGAGGTCGCGCGTCAAGCGGCCGACGTCCTGCTGGGTCTGGAAGGTCAGCAGCGCGCGGCTCTCGTTGCCGTATTGCGAGGCCGCGCCGCGCGCCTCGTCGTAAGCACCCTTGATGCGGGCGACCAGCGCCTCGTGGCTTTTCAGGTCGCGCTCGATCCGCGGCGTGTTCGACAGGATTTCCGTGAAGAATTCGCCCGCCGCGCCCGCCGCCGCGGTGAAGCCCGCGGTAACGAGCCCGATGCCGATGCCGGCGGCCAGGCCCCCGCCGAGGGCGAGGATCGCGCTGCGGAAGCCGCCGAACTTGCCGCTGGCCGTGGCGGCGGCGTTGCCGGCCTGGTCGATCCCCTTCGCCGCTTGCGGCGCCTCGCGCGCCGCCTCGCTCAAGCCTTCGCTGACGTCGCGCACGGGCTCGGCCGAGCGCTCGGCCTTTTTACCGAGCGTCTCGATGCCGCTGCCGGTTTCCTCGAGCGCCTTCTTGGCGCCTTCGGCATCGCCCTCGATGACAAGCCGGGTCCGTAGCGCCATCTAAGCCCCTCTGTGGCTTGCGTTCAGTGCGTCGCGGGCGCCCATCTCCATCACCTGGATGCCCGAAAGCAGCCCGGCTGACAGCGCGAGCCCGCGGGCGGAAAGGGCGACGGCCATGCCGGCGTAGTCCAATCCGATCCAGAGCGTGCGCGGCCGGCCGGCCTCGAAGGCAAGTGCAGTGCGCCACTGCGAGGCGCCGCCCACAAAGGCATCGACGGTTTCGCGGTTCTGCGGCCACACGCCGGAAAAGCCGGCCTCCGATCTAGAGCCGCCAAGCACCACCCTCAACGCCTCGATCTCGGTCTCCGGAAGGCCCCAGCGCCGCGCGTCGCGCACCGCTTCTTCCTCTTCGTCAGCTTGTCGATGGGCCCCCGCCGCGGTCAGTCCCGAGCTTTTCGAGGGATCAAGAAGCGTCCCTGCCGCCCAGGCCCGCGCGGCGGCCCTCAGTTTCCCGCAAGCGCCTCGGAAAAGGCGCGGTGGTAGGCGGCGATCAACGCGGTGCGGACGTGGGGGACATTGCACAGATGATCGTGCACCGCCTTTGTGTAGCGCAGCGGCGAGCCATCCTTCGCCTCCACCTCGTCGATGTCCTTTAGCACCTCGTCGAGCAGCACCTTGGTGCCCTCGGGGGTGGAAAGATCGTGCGCGTTGAACGCGTCCACCGTCAGCGCCCTGAACTTGGCGCGGAAGGTCTCGGTCTCTCCACCTTCGCCCGGACTGCGGACGTTGACGGGGGTCCAGAACTCGGGTGCAGGGTCGAGCCGGTACATGTCTTCTCCTTTTTCCTCTTGAGGCGGCGACTGCCGCCCGTTCGACGTTTCGAACGCGCCCGCGCAGGGACAGCGCCGAAGGCGCGGTGCGGCCCGTGAGCGAGGTTATGTCAATGTCAGCGTCCATTGGTCGTTGCCCTCAGCGGGGAGCGGCACCAGGCGCAGCGGCCATTCCATGATGTTCTGCGCGTTTTCCAGCCCCTGCGGCCGCTGGAGCTGCGCCTGGGCAAAAGAAAGCGTGGCGGTGCGGCCGGCGGCCGTGCCGTGGACGAGCGTCAGCGGCACCTCGTCCTGGTCGATCGCGGCCTGGAAGGGATCGAATGTCGAAAGCGGCACCGCTTCCACCTGGACGGTCGCCAGCTCCGACTTGTCGGTGATCAGGATACTCTCCGAGCCGACCAGGAAGCGCGGCTCCACCTGATTGCCGAGGTTGAGCGAGAAGTTGCGCATGACGAAGTCCTGCGCGTCGATCTGGAAGGTCGGCGTGTTGGCGTTGGTCACCAGGTCGGGCTTCAGGAAGGCGGAGAGGTCGGGCACCGGCCGCGCCTGTTCGGCGGGCTGCGCGAAGAGACCGCTGAAGTCGAACTCCAGATAGGGGATGCCCTGTGCGTCTGCACGGATGACGCATGTGCCGCGGCTGCCGCGCGCCACGAAGCGCGTCCCGCCGACCCAGAAATGGATGGTGACGCTCTCGTGGTCGTCGGTGATCGGGTTGTAGACGACGTCGACGCCGGCCGAGACGGTCTCGGCCACCGCGCAGGCGCGCAGGAGCGGTCCCCAGGCGGGCACCGTGCCGGCCGCCCCAGACGGCACGAGTTCGACGCGAAACTGGAGGCGGATGTGGAGGCCCGACGGAATGGTCGCCTGGGCGGCAAGCCACGGCAGCTCCAGCTCGCGCGAGACATCCTGGCCTTCCATCGGGGTGAGCACGATGTTGGTGGCGAGGATGGCGTTGTCGCCGCCGGTCGGCGCGGCATCGGTGCCGTAGGTCGCCTCGGGCTTCGCCAGCAGGATTTTCGAACGCCATTTGATGGGCATATTATTGCTCCTTTATCGCGTCTTCCGCCTTCGCTTCAGGGGCTGCGGCGGATAGATCGGGCGCGGCGCCAGGCGGCCTGGTGCCGGCGACCTGGCGCAGGCTTCCGTCCTTCTCCCGCGTGAAGCTTCCGCCGCCCGCCGGCAGGGGCAGCTTCCGTCCGGGCGTCGATTTCGGCGATTTCGTCATGCGATGATCCTCACCTGGCTAAGCAGCCCGAAATCGAGCTGGTAGATGACGGCGCCGGCCTCGGCCGACAGGAGCTGCCCGCGCGACAGGTGGAAGACGCCGATGGCCTCCGAGCCTGTCGAGGAGTCCGGGCCCCAGCCGCACACGCCGTTGACGACGGCCCACAACACCTCATCGATCGTAGGCAGGGCCTTGCCGCCCGTCACGTCGCCGGCCGCCCGCGCGAAGATGACGACGGCGTAGGCCTCCTCCACAGCTTGCGTGAAGGCGCCGGCGGCTGCGTCTCCGGAGCTCTGCGGGCGCAGGCCGAGCGGCAGCACGAAGGCGAAGGGAGAAGCCTGCGGCAGCGCCTTGCGGCGGACGAGCTCCGACAGCTCGGCCGCCGTCTGGACGCGCCCGGAAAGCTGCGGCACCTCAGCCTCGATGCGGGCCTGGAGGTCAGCTACCAGCAACGCCGCCTCCCGGTGGTGAGCTTGTCGAACCATCGTCGTTCTCCACGCCCAGCCAGTCGGCCGAGAGCTGGATGATTTCCGCCTCGTCGTCGGCGTCGAGACCGAGGAAGGCGCGCCGCGGCATCGTCACCTCCTGCTTGGTGACCCACTGGCCGTTGCCGGCCGATCGGAAACGCAGGCCCTTGGGCGTCTTCGCGCGGATCGTGCCGCCGGTCTGATGGATGCCGGCGTAGATGACATTCGTGCCGACCGCGACGGAGCTCTCCGTCGCCTCGTGCGTGATGGAGGAGACGAGCCGGGCCGTCATGGTCAGCGTGCGGCCGCCTTCCAGCAGCGCGCGCAGAGACGCCGGCCAGGGGTTGCCCTCGGGATCTTCCTCGCGTTCGAAGCGGGCTTGCGTCGAGACGACGAGCGAGGCGCCGACCGCGTCGAACAGGCCGCGCTTGTCCTCGGTCCTGTCGATCGTCCGCGCCAGCACGGCGAGCGCCTCCTCGGCGCCGTCCAGCGTCACTTCGAAGCGCGCGCCGGCCATCAGATGAAACCCTTCATGCTCTTGACCGTCATCGGCCGCTCGCACTCGCCGACGCGCACCTCGGCGGCGCCCGAGCCTGGCGGCTCGACGCCGTCGATATCGAGCTTGATGAGGCCCTGGGCGATGCGCTTGAGGGTGGCCAGCGCCTCCTCGTAGTCGCGCTTGATCTTCTCCTCCGCCACATGGGCATGGGCGTAGTAGATGGAGACACGCAAGGAGAGATCGCGCACGAGGTGCGGCACGCTTGCAAGCGGCAGCCGGTAGCGGGCGGCGAGATACCCATCGATCAGCGCATCGGCGTCGGCGATCGCGCGGGTAATCAAGTCCCCGTCGATCGTGCCCGTAGGCGCGTCGCCGCGGTCGGAGATGTCGATCAGCATCCGCTCCGAATAGCGCTCGATCAGCTCTTGAAGCGTGCAGTAGGCCATCGGCGCCTCAGACGAGCTCCACCTTGAGCTTCGGCTCGGCGAGGAGCCGCTCCAGCTCATCCACCGTGAAGCGGCCGGCCGGATGGTCCGTGGCCGCCTTCGGGTGACGCATACCACAGCGGCGGAAGCCGTCGCGCCGGGCGGCGATGCGGATCGTCGGGTTCAGGGCCTCGGGTTTCTCGGCCCGGCCCCACGCCTCCAAGGCAGCCGCCAGCCGGGGATAGCGTTCGAAGAACTCTTCGCGTGTCATCGCCTCGGGAAGGACGAGGCCGCCTCCGTCCGTGTCTGTCGTGGGGCCGGCCTCGTCCCCATCCGGTTCGGGACCGGCATTTTTCCCTTCCAGGTTGGCGCCGGTCCCTTCCACTTGCGGAGCGGCGGGATGAACTCCTACGCGCGACCTTTCCAGGGACGCCGCCCCACTGTCGGTGCTGGGGGCCTTGCGAGCCGCACCAGGCCCCTCCTTCTCGATGGAGTCCGTTTGCGGCGCCGCGGCCGGCCTGGCGGCCCCCGCAGTTTTCGCTTTGCTTGCACGCTTCGCCATTTCGTTTCCTTCCGCGAGTTTCCGCCCCGGCCTGAAGGCCGAGGCCGCGACTGCGGCCCGGCGATCGTTCGCCGCGCCCGCGCAGGGCCCGCCGCCATCAGGCGGCGATACGGCCCGTGAGCGAAATCAAGCCAGCCAGGGTGACACGAGCAGCTCGGCCGTGTTGCGGTAGGTGTTGGTCGCGCCGGCCGCGTCGCGCTCGGCCTTCAGCACGTCGAAGGCCGGCCCCTCGTTCGACGGCGAGACGACCAGGAGATTGGGGCGCAGGCCGAGCGGCCGGCCGTAGTCGCCCTTCATTTCCATGATGGCCACGCGCGCCGCGATATACCGCTCCTTGGTGAGCGGCTGCGACGAGGCGAAGACCATCTGCCAGAAGCCATAGCCCACGTTGCGGCGGCAATCGACGCCGTACATGAACTCCTTGTTCGTGAACACGTTGGAGTCGCGCGGGTTGTCCTTGGCGACGAACATCGGTTTCTTGCGTTCCTGGAAGATGTAGGGCTTCAGTGAGCGCCCGGTCGCCATCAGGAACCACGGTGCCGCGCCGCCCTCGTCCGTATTCGACACCGAATAGGGCGTGCCGTCGGCATCGAGCACCGGATGATCGCCGTCGTAGAAGTTCTGGCCGTCGTAGCACTCGCGCGACCAGCCTTCCTTGGCGGCGTCCCACACGAGCAGATCGGGTTGGGCTGCGACCGACTCGCCCGCCTCGACGAACATCGGCTCGTAGACGCCGAGATTGTCGTCCTCGATCTCGTCGCGGTCGACCCCGTAGGTCAGCTCCCAGGAGATGTTCTTGATCGCGTAGTCGTGCTCGGCAATGCCGTGCACGGCGCGCGGGCCGACCCACTGTCGCAGGTTCGGCAGCTTGCCGAGCCAGCCGTACTTGTTCTCCCTGGTGGTCGAGGGGACGGTGGTGGCGATCTGTCCGTATTCGCTCTCGGCCTGGCCGAGGCCGCGCCGGAAGGCGGTGGAGAAGCCCACCCTGATGGCATCGAGATTGGCGGTGTTGATGATCATGAATGCGTCCTCGGTGAAAACTGTCCTGAGCTTGTCGAAGGGTCAGGCGAGCCGGGCCATCGCCTCGTCGAAGCGCACCCAGACGCCGAGATCGTCGAGGTGGTCGACGAAGCCGGCGGGAGAGCGCGTGCCGGTGCCGTCGGTCTTGGCTACCGTCTGGTCGTCGACAGCAAAGCAGGGCGCGCCGATGTCGGCGATCGTGATCTCGTCGGCGGCGGCCGAGTTGGCGAAGCGGAAGGTGCCGGCCCGGTACTTGACCGAAATGTCGCCGTCGGCCCCGGCCGCATTGTCGGCGCGCTTCTCGGCCCGGCCGACGCCGTAAAGGCCGGCGGCCGTCTGGCCCTCGACCAGAAAGCCGGCGGCGTCGCGCATGACGATCGCGCCGGCATAGATCAGCGTCGAAGCGGCGACGCCGCCTTCGCGCATGTCGCCAAGGGCGGCGGCGGTGTTCCTGTCTTGGGTCAGAGCAGTCATCAGAGCGCCTCCTGGTTGGCCTCGCGCTCGGCCTTGAGCGTCTCGGCGTAGTCCTTCGGGTCTTGGCCGAGCATGCGGCAGACGGCGAGTTCCTCAGCCTGGAGTGCAATCTCGCCCTCCTTCGCGGGCGGCTCGGTCGGCACCAGCACGTTGTTCGCGCCGAGCGTCGGCAACGCGCCGATCTCCTTCTCGACATCGGCCGGATTCTGCATGTGGCGGGCGACGTAATGGTCGCGCATCGGCTTCACGCCGACGCGGCCCGATTTGATCGCCCCGTCCACGAAGGCCTCGGCCGCCTTCCTCGCGCTCGATTCCTTCAGCGTCTTCAACTCGCCGGCCACGGTCGTGAGTTCGGCCTGGAGCGCCTTCACCGTGTCGCCGCCCGTCTCGCTCCCGCCGCCGGCCTCCTGAGCCTGTCGAAGGGTCTCCACGCCGGCGAGCACGGCAGCGGCGCCCGCGTCCTCTTTCAGCCCCGCCGCTTTGGCGATCGGCGCCAGTGCGGCTTGCAGCGCGGTGGCCTCCTTCGCCTGGCGCGCGTTAAGCGCCGTCACCGTCTCCACGAGCTTGTCGGCGGTGGTCTCGGCCGGCAGGCCGAGCGATTTCACGAGCTGTTCGAGCAGTTCGTCCATGTCGGTCTCCTGATGAAGCGCGGTGAGCCCGCGCAGGTTGGGACGGTTGACCAGCGAGGCGCGCAGGATGGCAAGCACCTCGCCGTTCTTGGTGTGCTGGATGACGGGGGAAATGCCGCGATAGGCGCGGCCCTCGACGAGGCGCTGGCCCTCCTCGGTCCATTCGACGCGGCCCCAGACGCCGTCGCCACGCGCCTGGAGTTCGACGATCCAGCCGCGCGCCGGTGCCGGCAGCCCGTTGGGGGCGGCAAGGTCGGTCGAATGGTTCTCGTCGATCGGCAGTCGTCCACCGTTCGCGGCTGCGATCACAGCGGCGGCGTCGCGCACCCGGTACGGCCCGCGGCCGTCGCCCGTCGCGATCTCTCCCGCGGGCAGCAGGTGGACCCAGTCAGGCGCGCCCGAGCTTGCCTGCGGGAGGGCCAGGTCGGCACACAGCGCCACGTCCCCGGCCGGGGCGGCGGCGTGCATGGCAAGGAAGGTGCGCAGGCGGCGAAACATGGCGGCAGCTTCGCCGCGATGCGGGCGCGGAACCATGCCCGTGGACGCGGGCATGTGTCGGGTTTCAGACGGGGGCCCTCTAGAAGAGACCGCCGCGACCGGCGGACGCCAAGGCTGTCACGCCGCCGCCGGGGTGGTCAACCATTCAAGCCCGGCAAGCACTTACTCTTCCTTGCGGCCTCGTCAACACCTCCTATCAGGAGGTGAAGTACCCGTCATCCAGGGGTGTTCTCCAGCTCCGCGCCCTGAAGGGAGAGCGGGATGGGTGGTGCAGTCCCCTGTCATCCAGGGGTGATCTCCAACGCCGCGCCCTCTCTGCACAAGGGAAGGAGGGGTGCAGTCCCCCGTCATCCAGGGGTGATCTCCAACCGCTCTCAAGGAGACCGAAGATGGCAAGTGGTGCAGTCCCCCATCATCCAGGGGTGATCTCCAACAGTCTACAAGGAGACCGAAGAATGAAAATCGGTGCAGTCCCCCGTCATCCAGGGGTGATCTCCAACCCGAAATCATGGCGCTGTTTGCAAACACGAGGTGCAGTCCCCCGTCATCCAGGGGTGATCTCCAACGTGCTGTGGCTGTTCTTCGGGTTCGCCGTGGGTGCAGTCCCCCGTCATCCAGGGGTGATCTCCAACCGCATATCGCAGAACCCCTTGTTTCGAGCAACGAATTCACGCTCGCCGGTGCCGATTCTTGTGCCCACGATTGGCCTTTCGCGCGCGTCCCGTCGGTTTTTTTCCACCCCCGTGCTTCTTCTGTTCCCGTTGCCTGCTCCAATCGATGGAATCGAGGCGGAGTTCGCTGACGCATCCTTTCCCCCGCCATCTATCCGAGACGCGGCCGCCGAAGAGCTCCGCCGCCATCTCGACAAAATCCGCTCCATGCAGGTCCTCCATGATGAAGAAACCCTTGCCGTCACGCCCGTCCCCGCTCACGGGAAATAGCCGCAACTTGCCAAGATGTTGCGCCTGGCGCGAAGACAAGACGGCTTCGGCCAGATCGTGCGCTCCCGCGCGCGTGTGCACGGCCCACGCAATATTGAGACCCTCGCGCGCCAGGAGATCGATAACGGATTTCGATACGGCGTTCTTCAGCTTGCGGTCGTGCTTCATCAGCTGTCGCGCCCGGTTGATGCATTCGGTTAGGTTCGGCGGCTGGGCGGCTCGAAGCATGTTGAAATGCGCGAAGGCGTTGCGGATACCGCCGATCGGGTCGCCCCTCTTGAAGGCGCTGCCGAAATGGGGGAATAGGCCCGAGCGGAGAGCGGACGCGTTAGAGGAACCGTTGAGCTTCCGAAGAGCATAGACGATCTGTCCGTTACGCAACAGATCAATACCTTCATTCTCGAACACCTCCCGTGGCGTCTTCCCGGCGCGGTGAAGCAGCGCGAGTGTCGCGAAATACAAGTCCCGCTCCCATAGACCGGAGAAATCCGCGAGCCGGCCAAGCACCGCCATCATCAGACGGTGCAGGCGCACATGATTGGTCAGCGTCACGTGAGCGGCGAGATGGCGGTGGCGGACAATTTCGGCCAGCGCTTCGACATAGGCCCGCCGATCTTCCGGGCCAAGTCCTTCCTTCTTGGCCTCCACCCATTTCGCGTGCAGTTCCTCGCGCCTTGCCTGCAGCCGCGCGATCTCCGATCTGCCGCCCGCGTCGGCTACTTCGGCACGCCGGTACCGCTCGATATTCGATTTCGTTGCCGGGCGGCGGCCATAGATCGAAAGCAGCGGCGGCAAGTCGCCGAACCGCATGATTTCGCGCAAACCCCTCAAGGGAACGCGGCGGTCCTCCTCATACCCCTGTTGCGGTGGAAAGATCGTGTCGAAGCCGTCGCTTTCCTCGAACAGCTTTCGGAACGGCTCGATGCCGGTGAGCGCTTCGCCACCCTCGAATTTGGCGTCGTGGAGGTCGAGATAGAGGGTGAAGACGCGCTGTACCTTATCGACGAGTCTTGCCTGGCCCCCATCGGCAACGGGCGCAGTGCGGTCATGGGCGAGCAGGTCCCACTTCCGCATCTGGTGCAGCAGCCTGCCGATCTCGTCGACGGGCACCAGGTGCACCAGGAAATAAAGCACGGCCTCCCAATCCTCGGCGTCGGTGTCGACCGCGGGATCGGGGAGCTCCGCGGGATCGAACCGGTGCGCTTCAGCTATTGCCGCTTCCGGATCGAGCGTGCGCAGAAAATCGAAACCCTCTGTCTCGAGAAAGCTGCGATAGGCGAGCCCGACCACATCGCATTTGAGGTCTTCGATATATTCCGCCTGTTGGCGCGCCCTTTCACCGTCGCTCTCATAGGCTTGCTGAACACGCATCTCGCTTGCCGTCTCGGCCGACAGCTCGAAGAAGAAGCCGTGAATGTCGCCGCCGTCGGGAACCTTCCCAAGCTTTTCGGCGCGCGCGACGATGATGTCGCGCCAATCGTCGCTTTCCTTCGTGTTGAGGGTTCTCGCCGCATCGCTCGCCCTTGTTACCGCACGGTAGATAAATCCGTTGAGTTTCGCGGCGCTGCGGCCCTCCAGCCAGCGCCGGAACGGGCGCTCGTAGAGAAGCTTCAGCCCGGTATACTGGCAAAGTCGGCCACGTTGCTCCAGATCGAGGCGATTGACCGGCGGGGGCAACACGTCCTCGGCTTCCCACGCACCCTTGGCGCGCCGCAGCACGCGCGAGAAGCGCGGCAGCGGCAGGCTACCGGGCTCGGCCCCGGTCACCGCACGATAGATCGCCTCGACCTGCCCCTTGGAGAGATAGACACCGAAATGCGCACCGACCATCGTGGCGCGCACCTGCCGCGATTGGTCTTCGATGTCTTCGACGAGGAGGGTCCGCAAGGCCCGCGTCACGTCCGGGAAGCGATCGATCTCATTGAGCCCGCCGATGCCCTCAAGCGCCTTGACGAACCCGCCCCGGCCGGCGAAGTGAAATGACTTATGGCGCAACGCCGCCATGCCCTTAATAGCCGTCTTCAGCACCGCCTTCTTGAATGCCAGGTCGGGCGCAGCGGTGAAATGAGAAGCGCGCTTTCCGAACAATAGCGCGCATTTCCGGTTGAAGGCGGCTTCGTCGAACTTGGCGCCCGTTGCGTCGTTTGCCTTGCCCAGAATATCGCTTCCGATCTCACCGTGCGGGTCGCCCCAATCCGTCAGCGTCCGGGCAGCGAGCACCACCACATGGCGCCAGACACGCACAAAGGCTTCGTTGCGCTTGATCTCCGCCTGGCCGGCGCTGGTCCAATAGTGGCTGCCCGCCAGATCGCCCGGCCAGTTCTCGGTGATGCTTTCCGGATGGTCTGCGTTCGGGTCGGACGCGGTATAGTGGATGACCTTGCCCAGCCGCACCAGGGCATTGAGGTCGCGATTGCCGCGGCCGGATATGATCCGTGCGAACAGTTCGTCCATATCGCGCGGCAGCACCTTGCGGATCGGGCTCACGTCGCCGTTTTCCCGCTCACGGCGGCCCGGTGCCTTCTTTTTGTGGTGCTTCAGGATGCGCGCATAGCAATCCTTCACGGCCATGTGCAGGGCGAAAAGGCCGGGTTCCTTCTCAATCGCTTCCCGGATAGAAAGTGCCTTGCCGTCGGGACCGGGGAAGATTCTCGCCCAATGCTCGAAGAGAACGCCGCCGGCGACGCTATTCGTCACGCGCTTGGTACCGGCGCCATCCCTGCCGTTTTCGCGGCTCAGCGCGGCGTCCCATATCTGTTTGGCAACGTCGGCGACGCGATAGGCCTGGAGATCCCGGTCGCTCCATTCAGGCTGGCCGCAGGCGGAGGAATCGGCCGGCCGCAATACGTTGACGGCGATGCTCCTGGCGCGCGCGGCGATGCATCCGTCCGGCTTCCTCCCGTCGCCGCTGATCCGGTATTCGGCGTCGTAAAGATGCTCATGTATCTTCGCGGCGATTTCGCCCGCGTCGACATCGGCGACATCGGCCTCGCCGGCGAAGGCGCCATACCATCGACCCTTTGCGCTCGCGGGTCTCTCATTGGGTCTAAGATCGCCATAGGGCGCGATCTTCCTCCTCCATATCTTGGCCAGCCTGTCCGCACGGTCTGCGTCCGCCAGCCCCGGCAACAGTGCGTTGCGCACCAGAAGCGCCCAGGCGGCCTTGCCGATACGATCCCTGAAGGCGCGCTGTTCTTCAGTCGCGCCTTTGCGCGGGCCAGGCTTGGCGGCGATCTTGTCGATGGTCGATACCCACTGCGCAACGACGAGCTCGTCGTGATCTCTGGCAAACGCCTCGATATCGAGCTTGCTATCATGGTCCGGACGCAGCGTGAGGACGCGTTTCCGTTCGCCGGCCCCGTCGTGTTCGACAAGGGTCCGGCCGTAAGGCTTGATGATGCGCATAGCTAAGCTCCCCCATTTTACCCAAGCTTGAGAAGCCTAGCACAGACGGAGGCCGGTCACTGGAGAATTGAGCCGTTAAACGGGTTTTGAACGGCGTGGAATGCGGCGAGCGCGTCTCAGGCCTCCAACCCTCTTTGCGCGCGTTCCCCAGCAGGCCCGCTACACAAAGGACCAGATTCCCAGAACGAATCGAACACCGGCGACTAGCGCGAAGAAGAGGGAAACGGCACAGAAAATTGCCACCCATTTCGACCTGAGGACATTCTTCGTCGGCACCCGCGTAGGAAGCGCCGACATGACCCAAATTGCCACGACGAGCGCGGCTACTGCATGGGCGGCCGCCCAACGAAGGTGGGCAGCCGTATTTGCGGGAGGCTGCGTGCCAAGGATCGCTGCAAACGCGGCCGTGCCAGCAATTATAATGGAGGAGGCGGTGAGGATGCCGGTCATCTGTGAGATGATCACTGTCGCTCCAAGCTGACGTTCGTTGGCGTCCGGCTCGTTTCCCCCTTCGCTAGGCCGACCACGCCAAAATCCGATGCTGATGGCGATCCATATTGCGAGGAGGAGGAGCTCGACAACCGGCCACTCGGTCAGCATGTGCGACGTCCTCTCACTTTATCGGCCTTCCGAAACGAGGGGAGCGTCGAACACTGTTGAGAAATAGTCTTCAGGATCCTGTGGCAACGCGTCGACCGCCGCTCTCAGCTTATCGACATCGCCTGCCTCGACGTATGCCGACAACGCTATAGCATCATCCCCGAGGGCCTCTTTGATGAGAGTGCGCTCTTTCACGTCATAGAATGCGGACATCTGAGCATCCCAGCTAAACTCCACAAGTGGAGGCTTGTTTGGCCAGAAACACAAAGTGATGAAAGCCGCGCGATAGTCGGAGTCCTGGAGCGCCGCTCGATCGCTTCTGCGAGCGATCTCGGATGCGATGGTCTGCGCGGCGGCCAGTAAACCGATGTATCTACCCATATCTTCCTGGGTGGCATCCGGCCATTCGATCCCGAGGCGCCCAGCAAGAGGGTATTCTGCGGCAATCTCCTGAACGCGTTCTGAAATGATAATGGGTGTGAATTCCTGCGTCGGCGTTGCGCGTTCCGTCTGTGCCGAAGCTTCGGCACTCAGAACAACGAGCACTGCCGCAGCCAACATGGTGGCTCGCATCCCCCCCTCCCTGTTTCGTGCACACACACTGAACGGGAAAATGGTACGATGGGGCGCGCGTGCAGTCAATGAAACCGCCTCTACCAAGAATTGTCTATACATCGCGCAGAATTGTATACCGATAGTGGTCGCCTCTCGTTGCCGGCGAAACACAACGATCTCTGGTGGATGGCCAATCAAGCGGCAAAGCGAAGGCCGACTATGCCCACATTGTAACCAAAGCCCGGATCGATCCCGGCCGGCGTCTCCACGGGCCGGCCGCGCACGAACCGGATCACCGTGCGCGAGGGAGGCGCTTCTGCCGACACCGCCCAGCGGTAGCGCGCCACGTCGCGCTCCGACAGCGACTGCACGTAGCAGCGGCAGTTGAATCCGTTGGGCGGGTAATGCGTCAGCCACCACTCGTGATCGACCGGCAGGATGACGCCGTTCCATTCGGCGTGCTCGTGGCGGGAGCCCGGTTGCATGAGGTTCGGGTCGACATGGACGTAGCGCAGATAGGGGCGGACCCGCTTCAACCGCTGGATTTGCCGCCAGCGGCCGGCGGCGTAGGCCTGTGCAGTGAGCACGCGGAACGTGAGCGCGGCGCGCCGGCCATGGGGATCGTCTCCCGAGCCCGTCGAAGAGGACCAGCCGTGGCGCTCGACCAGTTCGTCCCATGCCTCGAGGAACGGCGCGAAGCCGGTTCCTTCTTCTACGGACTTCAAAACCTCGCGCAGGATGTCCGTCGCCAATGCCGCGGACATGCCGGCGGCACGCTCGCGCGCGGCCGCGTCCACTTCGCGTGCCAGCTCCTCGAAGCGGCCGGGCGGGATTTCCAGCCGTCGGCGCAGGAAGCCGATGGCCTCCTCGTTGCGCACGGACTGGACCTCGGCGCTAGGCATCGCCGCGGTCGGCCTCGACGGCCTCACCCGAAAGCCAGGCGAGCATGATGGCCTGGCGCATGGCCGCGACCAAACCCGGCGAGGCCTCCTTTTCCGCCGCCGCCCGCTCAAGGGCGGCCGCCGCCTCGTCCAGGCCGCCGGCGCGTTCCACGATGCCGCGCACCCTCTCCACGAGCGCCGCGATCGCCGGGCCGGCCGCGCCGAGCGCGGCATCAGCGATCATGTCTTCGCTCACCTGCGGCGGCGGTTCCAGCCGCTGTTGAAGGGCCGGTTCCGGAGCACGTGTCGGCGGCTCCGCGGCGGGCGCGGGCGAAGCGGGCGCCAGCACCTCCGCCCCTTTCTCCGGGTCGGAGAACCCGAATTTGTCGCGCACCTCGCTCGCCTGCACGCGCAGGCCCACCGGCACCAGCCGCGCCAGCGCATTGGACAATAGGTCCAGGTCCTCCTCGTCCGGCCGGGCGATGCGCACGCGTGGATAGAGCCCTCCTGAGCCTGTCGAAGGGGGCCCGTATTCGAGGTCCATCCACACGCGGATGAGGTCGCGGTTGATGATGGCCGAAAGCGCCTTCGAATCGGCACGCTCGATATCCTCCTGCACCTGCCGGTGCTCGCGCGAGACCGCGTGGCCGCCCGACACCGCGTCCGTTGTGGTCGTCTGCCCGAGCACGCCCTTGGACACCTGCTGATCCAGCCAGTCCGCGCGCTCCTTGTAGTTGGAGTGCCCGGTGCCGAGGTTCTTGGCCTCCTGGAACTCGATCGACATGCTTTCCGGCATGATCGCCGCGCAGTCGCCGGCAATGTCCGCCACGGCGCGGTAGAGCTTGTCGCGGTCCTCCTGGGTGGCGCCGGGGCCGTACTTGCCGATGCGGATCGGCTGGCCGTAGGTCTGCGTGAAGATCGCCCAGTCGCGCTGGGTGAACGCCTTGAACATCCAGGCCCACATCACCACGCGCGCCAGGCCCGAGCGGATCGGCAGGCCGGACTTGGCGCGGATCACCGCCGTGATGAACTTGCCGCCCGGCAGCGGCGTCTCCTGGCCATGATCGTCCAGAAGCAGCGGCGTCGTCAGGTCCTTTCGCGCCGGGCGGAACCAGCGCGGATCGCGCCATTCCAGCCGCGCCGGCCGCCACTGGCCCTCGGAGGTGTCCCAGATGATCTCAGTGAAGGAATAGCCCTTGCCGACGGCGTCGAGGATGTCGAACAGCTCGTCGGAGAGTTCGTCGCGCGTCAGCCAGTCGCGCACCATATCCGCCTTGGCAACGTCCTCCTTGTCGTCGGATGCCGCGTCCACGGTGATATCGATCTGCGAGACCGAGCGGCGGCGCGTGCCGAGCACACCGACATAGTGCAGGTCGCGCTCCTCGATCGTCTCGGCGAGCTCCAGATAGCGCAGCGGGCCGCCCTGGTCGGCCTCGCGCAGGATGCGCGCCAGCCGGTCGGGTGTCAGCCCGTCTCCCGGATAGCCGGTGATGGGCGAACGCACGCCGGTGGTCGTGGGGGCGGCGATCTCCTCGGTCAGCGTCCTCTTCTCGATCGGCCGCCCGTTGGCGTCGGTCAGGCCACGATAGAACTCCGGCATCAGAAGCCTCCACGGATGCGGGCGCCGAGCGGCGGCCGGTAGGAATCGCGGCCGTCATGGTCGCCATCGTCGGGCGGCAGCCAGAAATCGCGGTCTGAGCCACCCCTCATCCCGAGCTTGTCGAGCGATTGAAGGGGCGTTGAAACGGGTGTGTAGCCGAACTCGTGCCACTGCATGCGGCTTGCGAAATGGGCGAGCCCCAGCGCCACGGCGAAGTCGCCGTGCCGCTTCTTCGCCACCACGCCCTCGCGCTCGGCCGGGATCGACGGGATGCCGCGGATGATCTTCACCAGGCGCAGGTCGGCAAGGTGGTCGGCGTCCTTGGCGAGCGCGATGGCATCGTCCTCGAAGGCGGCCTTCAAGGGCGGGAAGTTCTCGTTGTACCAGCTTTGCGTGAGGCTGATCATCCAGACGAGGCCAGGGCCGTTCTCCTCTTCCCGCAGGCCGAACTCACGGCCGAGGTCTTCCGCAAGGTTCATGCCCATGCCCGTGGCATCGAGCGCCGCCCCGATCAGCCGCGGCGCGCGCATCAGGAGCCGCAGCACGTCCTTCTGCTCGGCGAAGGGCACCTGGCGCATCTCGACGGTCAGCGCCGAGCGCCGCTTCAGCCGCTTTGCGATGGAGAGCAGCTCGGCCACCGCCGGGTCGGCCTTGCGCGCCGGGTCGTAGCCGAGCGCATGCAGGAGCTCCGGGTCGAGCCGGCCGAGCGCCTCCTCGATGGCCTCGAAGTGCGGCGCCATGAGGCTGCGCTGTTCGAGCTTGTCACGGTGCAGGAAGTCCGTCGGCAGCTCGATGCGGATGATCGGCGCCTCTTCCTCCGAGAGCGTCATGCGCGCCTCGATCAGCGGCGCCGGCAGCCAGGTGCCCGAGCCCTGGGCGGGAACGCAGAACAGCTCCTCGTCGGCCGCGTCGCGGTAGTCGTCGATGATGCCCTGGCGCCACTCGGCCTCGCCCTCCGGCGTCCACTCCTCGCCGGTGACCAGGCAGATGCGCTCGTAAAGCCCCTCTTGAAGCGCCTGGTCGAAGTCGCACCGGAAATGCGCGTAGCTCGACCGCTCGCCGAGGATGTCCTGGACCTGGACGTTGAACTCGTTCTCCGCGCCGTTGTGGGTCGAGCACACGCACACCTGGCCGGCCCACATCAGGAAGGCGAGTGCGGCCTTCAAGAGCTCCGCCAGATTGTCGACGAAAGCCGCCTCGTCGATAATCACGAGCCCCTGCTTGCCGCGCAGCGTCCTGGGCGCGGAGGAGAGAGCCATGATCTCGAAGCCGGAGGCGAACTTGATCCGGAAGGCCTGTATCTTCCGGGTGTCGGCCGGGTCGGCCGGGTTCACATCGTCGAAGAGGTATTCCTCCGCGTCGAAGGCGGCGACGGCGAAGGCGCGCGCCCACATGGCACAGGCGTCGATGAACTCGCGCGTCATCTCGCGGTCGTAGGAGATGTAGAGCACGTCCATGCCACGCGCCTCGCGCGCACGGCCGGCACGCAGCACGGCCGCTGACGCCAGTCCCCAGGTAAGCCCGATGCGGCGGCTCTTCTCGATGAAGAGCACTCGGCAAGCGCTGGAATCGAGCAGCCCCACTGCGCGCCCCTGGTAGGGAAGCAACACGTTGGGCAGCCCGACAGAGGCGATGACGCGGTCGAGGTTCGCCTGGCTCTTCCGGCGGAGCTTCGCCCAGTCCTCCTGGCCGATCGGCGCCGTCATGGGGCCACCCCGAGGATCTGCGCCTTGATCGCCTCGACCGTCTCGGCCGTCAGCCCCTTCACCTTTGCCACCTTGTCGACGGCCTCGTCGACCTGGTCCGCGAACGCCGCCTCCACCTTCTGGCGCCGTGCTGTCGACACGCCCTGCGCCTGCGTCGCCGCGCGCAGCGCGTTGGCAAGGTTCATGGCCCCCTTGGGGTCGATGCCGGCCTCTCCGCCGGCCGTCAGAAGCTCGAAGACCAGCGTCTTGATCGCCTCGGCCGCGATCAGGGTGAGCTCGTCGGAAGCCTCGGCGTCGAAGCGCTCGGCAATCGCCCCGGCGATCTCGCGGGTATCCTTGATGCGCTGGGTCATCGCGGCGAGCTTGAGTGAGTGCCGGTTGAAGGCGGAGAAGCTCGGGATCGTGAAATCCAGCTCGCCACGGTGCTCACGCTGAAGCGCTTCCAGTCGCGCGTAGAACTCCTCGTAAATGTCCGTCTGGGTCCGGTCGTCGCGCAACAGCTCCTGCGCGGCCCAGGCAACGATCGGCGCACAGGGTTCGGGCAGGAGCTGGATGCCCGACTTTCGGCCGCGTCCCGCGCGCTTTCCGCTCACGCCCGCCTCCAATACGCCCAAAGTGCGAGCGCGCGACCGCGCGCCGGCCGCGTTCGGCCGCCCCCGCGGAGAGCCAGCGCCGAAGGCGCGGTGCGGCCCGTGAGCGAAAGAAGCTCCATCAGGCCACCGGCTGGCCGGTGCGCTTGACGCCGGCGAGAAAGCGCTGGTGGGCAAGGTGCTCCTTGCCACGCGGCTGGAGCGTGGCGATCTTCACGGAGCCGGCCGGCGTGAGGCGCACGGCGCCCATCTCCTTCAGCCAGTCGAGTTCCTGTTCCACCCACTCGCGTTCGCGCACGATGGCGAACATCTCGGCCAGAAGCTCGCGCAGCGCGCTGGAGGTCGCCGATTCGTTCGGCTGCTCGGCGAGCGAACGCAGGATGATGAGGCGCGCTTCTTCTCGGATGATGCGGTCGAGGCTCATTTATCCCTCTCGAATTCCAGTTCCTGAAGCCGCGTGGCGATCGCCTGGACGGGCTGGAGCCTCTCGTTGAGCGTCTCGATCCGGCCGGACAGACGCTCGTCCAGCGTGCCCATGCGGCCGGAGAGCTTCTCCATCGCCAGCTCCAGCCGATGCCACTGCTCCCGGTCGGGCAGGTGCGCCACCTCGTTCTCAAGGGCCTGGATGCGCCGGTCCTGCTCCTTCAACGTGCCGTCGACTTCCGCGAGCCCCTTGGCATTGGCGTCAGAGCGGGAGGTGAGGACCGCGTAAACGGCGGTGCCGATCGAGATGAGCGTGTTTACGGCGATCAGCCACGGCAGCATGGTTGCGACTTCCATCAGGCCCGTCTCCGCCCCTTCTCGATTCCCATCGCGCAATCCACGCACTTGTCGGTGTTTGGGACGGCGCGCCGCCGCGCCTCGGAGATCGGCTCCCCGCAGTCGCAGACGGTGCGCAGCACGCCGGACGTGCCGGCGAGTGCTGCGCGTACCCGTGCCACACCGGCCTCCACCTCTTGCGCCACCCGCCGCTCCGACAGCTCGATCGCTGCATTCCCTGCCTTCATCGAACGACCGTCCCCCCGAGTTCGCGCCGGCGCGCGGCGCTCGCCGCGCGGTGGCGCCGGCATTCCTCAACGCGATAGACGCCGACGGCGCACGGCCCGGCGACGGTCAGGTCGATGGCGTCCTGGTCTCCGATCGCCGCGCCCTGGGCGCCGATGATGTCCGTGCCGACGATGGCCCGCACGCTACCGGTCGCACTGCCCGGAGCGTGGCCGCTGCACGCCGCCGCGCTCAAAGCAGCGGCGCAAGCCGTCGCGAGCCTCAGCGGCCGTCCTGCCTGCCTCATGGTCCTGCCTTTCGATCTTGTTGAGGGCCTCGTCGGCGCCCTGCCGCTTCAGCCAGGTGATGCCGCCCGCAAGCCCGGCGACGGCCACGCCGACGAGGAGTGCCGTCCCGAGGCTGCGCGCCGCGGCCTCGTCCAGGCCCAGCACACGCATGAGGAGGCCGACGAGGAGCGCGCTCACGCCGGCGCCTCCACGGTCTGCCGGCTCTTCAGCCAGCCGCGTGCCCACAGGGCCAGCCCGCCCAGCACCAGCAAGACCGAAACCACGGCAAGCCCCGCCGACAGCCATTCGAGCCCCGGCACGAAGGCCAGCCGGTCGGCCGCCTGGTCGAGCTGCAGCCGCGCCGCCTCCAGCACCGCGCCGCCGGCGAGGCCGCCGACGCCGGTCTTCGCCTCGGGCAGCTCCATCGGGCCGACATCGCCCGGCCGGTCGCCGGCGCCCTGGCGGAAGCGGTCGAGCGCGGCCAGCGTCTCGGGCCCAGCCACGCCGTCGACGGTCAATCCCGCCACCTGCTGAAAGGCGCGCACGGTCTGGTGCGTCGCCGGCCCGAAGTCGCCGTCCACCTTGAGCGACTGCCCGGCGCGCACGAGCAGCGCCTGGAGCTCGCGCACGCGCGCGCCCTTCGAGCCCAGCCGCAACATGCCTTCGGCCGAGAGGACGGCGGGGGACTTTCCGGGGTAGCGCCGATAGCTTGCTGCGAGCTTCGTGTGATAGCCCAGCTTCTGAAAGGCAGGCCCGTTGTAGCCGCGCGCGAACGACGCCCAGTCGCGGCGCTTCAGCGCGTCGGCAAGCCCGGCCTTGTCGATATAGCGGCACATCAGCGTGATCTGGCCGAACACGCTGCGGCGTGCAGTATTGACGAGTTCGTCGACGCTATCGAAGCCGAGCCAAGACCAGTGGGCGCCCATCACCTGGCCGACGCCCCAGGATGTCGATTCCAGCGCGGCCGCGGCGTCGATCAGGATCGCCCGTTCGAGCACGCGCCAACGCGCGGCCTGGCTGGGCGGGTTCTTGACAACGCCGGCGTTGGGATCGGCAAGCCCCTCGGTCACCGCCCGCGCGCGGGCCTCGCCCGTCAGTCGCCGATAGAAATAGTGCCCCTCGAACCGGATGAGGGGCTGCCGCCGGTCGCCGACGATCGCGTACACGCGGCCGCCGCTCTCAACCTCCACCACCGCCGCGAGCGCGGCCGCCTCCACGCCGAGGCGCCCGGCGTGGTGCTTGATCGCGGCGAGGGTCTCTTGCGTGAACATGACGGCCTCCGTTCCTGATGGAGCGGCCGGCGCTCTCCGGGGCGGTGGGGAGCGCCAGCCGTGTTTTCCGCCTCCCGAGCCCGTCGAAGGGCTGCCAGGGCGGATCAGGTGGGAGGATGGGCGGAGGGCGGGCGTTAGGCCATGCCCGCCGGCGCGGGCAACACATCACGTGGTGGGGAAGAGCTCGCCCTGCCGCGGATCGCGGCTGCCCTTCACGGGCTTGTTCGGCATGGCGTTGAAGAGTCTGTCGACGCCGCTCTCGCTCATGCCGAGCCTCTTCGCGATCTCCGCGTTGGAGTGGTTGGCCGCGCGATAGTGCCGGGCGCGCAGTTCGCGCGCAAGGGGCACACGGATATAGTCGCCGCCATAGCGGCGGCCGAGCTTGCGCGCCGCCTCGGCGCCGACCTGGCGGGCGAGCTCCGAGCCATCGGCGCCGGCAGGGTGGCACACATAGAGCCTCGTGCCGCCCTTCCATTCGGCAAGCCGCACCAGGCCGTCCGGCCCGAGCAGGTCTAGGAGGACCGCCGACAACCGCTTTTCCTTCGCGTCGTTCATCGACGGTCCATCACGGCGCATTCGAGGCGGAGCTGACGCGCGCGCAGCGCCTTGAGGCGCGCCTGGAGCTCCACGCGGTAATGCGCGTGAGGCTTGAGCCTCGAAATCCGCACGGCGAGCGTGTGCGCCTCGTGCTCCAGCCGCTCAAGCTCGGAGACCTCGCGCCAAACGAAGAGCGGCGCTGCCGTCCTCGCGGCCGGTCCCCGGCGCGCCATCAGCCGTCCCGCCGTTCTTGCCGAGGGCGGCGGTGGCGCCTATCCTCATTGCCATGCGCCGCTTGCTTCTCACCGCCGCCTTCGCCGCGCTCGTCGCATCGTCCGGAGCCCGTGCCGACGACCGTGCGCTGGGCGTCGCCATGGCGATCGCCGCCGCCGGCGAGTGCGACGGTATCGCGCTCGACCTCGACGCGGTGGCCCGTTTCATCGCCCGCGAGGAGGCCGCCGCTCCCGGCTTCGAGGCCCGCGCCACTGGCGGTCTCCTGGAAGGCGCCATCCTGCGCTTCCGCACCGCCACCCCGGTCGACAAGGCCGCCGACTGCGCCGCCATGGAGCGGGGCATCGCCGCCGCCGGCCTCGGCCGGTGAGTCGTCGCGGGAACGGCCCGACGGCCAACCCGGCTTCATAGCGGTCGTAAGAGCCACCTCACGAGCGCGGCGTCGCAGGACCAGTTTCACGTTCTCGATCGTCACCGCGACGGCGCCCAGCCGCGCGCCGTTCGCCACACGACCGGCCAGGTGCCGCCGCACCGCCTTGACGTCGAGCCCGTGCGCGCGCTCCAGGTAGCGCAACACGGCGTGGTCGGTGACGCGGATGCGGGCCATCATCCACGCGCCGCCCTATGGACAGCCGCGGCATTTCCGAGCGCCTTCACCCTCCGCACCTCGACGCCGAGACGCTTCGTGATCCCGTCCCATTCACGCGGCTTGATCCGGGGAAGCGGGTTGAAGGCGTGGCCCTCCACGAAAGCCTTGAAGGCGGCGAAGTCGATGCCTCCGGAGCCTGTCGAAGGGTGAACGATGCGCCACTGCGCCACTGCCACCTTGGCCTTAGGATTGCGCGCCCAGCCCGGCGTATCAGGGCCCACATGCCAGTCGACGCCCGCGTCCCGTGCCATGCGCGCCTTCAACGCCTGGATCACCTTGTCGGCCTGCGCCGCCTCGACAAGCCAGCGCGTGTGGTCGATGTCCGTCTGGCGCCGTACGAAGCCGGCGAGCGCCGCATCGGCTCGGTCGGGCACGACGCCCAGGTTCCAGGCCGCGATCCAGAGCGCGACGATCTTTCTCGCGAACGGCCCTTCAAGGCCCCTTTTTGCGGGGTTGAAGCCGCGCTGCCGGAGCGCCTCGACCACGCGCACCCGCTCGCTGTCGCTCATGACGCCGGCAGAGGTCTTGCCGGTGACGCGCTTCAAGAGCGCCCGGTAAGTGTCGTCGTCGAGCCCGAGCTGCTTCTTGGCGACATGGATGGTGGCGAGCGCGTTCACGACCCGCCGCCCAAATGGCGCCGCGCCGCCGTCTGCCAACTGCGCAGCGCCTGTACAGGACCTTTCCGCGACAGGCCGACGAGCCCCGCGAGGTCCAGCTTCCAGGGCGAGATGGGGTCGCCCTCCCGCCACACAGCCCCGTGTTCCGCAGCCAGCATATGGAGCACGTTGAGTGCCAGGTGGTCGGCCGCCTCCGCCTCGTCTTCGCCGGCGTCGAGCGGCATCTCCAACATGCCGTCGATGAACTCGATCAGTTCTTCAAGGTCATGTGCCATCGCTTCACGCCTTCGCCAGGTCGATCGTGACGGCGCGCCATTCGGCGTCCGGCCGCTCGCGCATGGCGAAGCGCACATACTCCTTGCGCCCGGTGATCCGCATAGCGTCGCGGATCGCCGCCATCGCCCGCCGCCAACGCGCGTCCGCGATCTCCAGCCGCAGAAGCATGAAGATCTCCGACCGGTTGATGCGGCCTTCCTTGTCGGTATTGAAGGCGCGGGTGACGATGGTCTGTATTTCCGGCCCGCTTTCGGCCGACCACTCGTTCAGGCACTCGTCGATCAGGCCCTTTGCCACCTGTAATTCCGGACCGAAGTCGATGAAGTCGGCCACCTGCACCGTGACCTTCATCAGCCCGTTGAAGGTCATGTAGGTGCGGTTGCCCTTGCCCTTCCGGCCCGTCTTCACGAAGCCGTATTCCTGCTCAAGCAGACCGTCGAGCGCCTCCAGGTCGGCCATCGTATGCGCCTTGAAGCGCTCGATCTGCGCTGAAAGCTCCAGCGCGAACCGAATAATCTTGCGCACCGTCTCGTCGACGAGCTTATCCTGGGGCTTCACCAATTCCTCGCGGATGTAGTTGCCCTTGCCGTCGATCCAGCAAGTCCGGCCGTTGACGACCTCGGTGCTGGTGCCCGGCTTCTCCTCAAGAATCACTGCCTGCATGTCCTTCTCCTTTTCGGTTCGTTCCCCGGCGCGGGACGAGCGGCAACAGTCGAACGTTCGAACCAGGCCGCATGATCTCGGCCGCAAGGTCGGTAGCGCTGCCGCGTGCGGGGCCTGCCTGCATGGCGCCGCGGATCGCGTCGCGCCGGCGCAGGCGCGCCACCTCGTATTCCAGCGCTCGCGCGCGGAGCGTCAGAAGCAGGAGCTGCTCACGCAGGCGGCGCACGCCCTTGCCGGAAATCCTGGCGCCGCGCTCCTCGAACGCCTTGAAGGCGCGCCTCACCGCCGCGAGCCCGTCCGAGACCTTGTGCACCTTGGTCATGTCGCCGGTCCCTCCAGGGATTTGAGCTTGGAGTGCGGACAGCCCGCGCGGCAGGCGCGGTAGACGGCGACACGGATCGACGACGTCGCCGCGAACGGCTTCTTCTGCCAGACCAGGCACTGGTCGCGGCCGATCTCACCCAGGACCGGACATGGCACGACACGCCCCATCAGAGCCCCGCGCACGCTCTCCTCCACGCGGCCCATGTCGCCGCGGTAGCGGTTGTTGATGACGGTGGAGATGGCGCTGGCCGAGTAGTTGACACGCTTTTCCGCCCCACGCAGACCCTCGCGGTCGGCAAGGGCGGCCAGCTCCGCCACCCAGTCGGGCAGGCCGGCGCCCCAAGCCTCAAGCGCCTTCTCGCTCATGGTCTTCTCCGTGCGTCCCAAGGGGGCGCCTGGCGCCGGCCCGCGGTTCATGCGTGCTCCTCCTCGGCGATCACGTCGCCCACGATCTCTTCACGGTTACGGTCGAAGACGAGAGGGGCCGTCATCATGGAGGGCGAGCGCGGCCCGGTGTTCATCGACGGCTTCAACCGCCACAGCGCTAACCGGCCGGGGCCGCCACGGTCGAGCTGCTTCAGGTAGCCCGCGGCCGAAAGCCGGTGTACGAAGTTCCTGGCGGTCGAAAGACGCACCGGCACCTCTTCCGTCGACCCGTAGGTGACCAGGTCCTGCGCCGTGAAACCACCGCGCGAGAGTGGACCCCGCATGACGTTCCACATCTGCTGCTGCGCCAATCCGGCGACGATCCGGCCGTCCTGGGTGACGATCGGCGTTGCCGAAGGCGCCGCAGTCAGCCGATAGAGCGGCACCCGGCCACGGTGCTTGCCCGGTGCGGTCTCGCCGGTCTTCTCTGCGATCCCGGCGCTCTCCAGCCGCAGAACGAAATTCTGCACCGTCGATCGCCGCGCCCCGTTGGACTGGCCGTGGATCGCGCTGATCGTGAAGGATTCGCCACGGCGGTGCGCCTCCCGCATCAGCTTCCAGTAATGGTCGTTGCCGCGCAGGAGGGGAACGGCGGCGGCGAGTTTCAGCTTGAGCGCCCCCGCCATCATGCAGCCTTCCGGAAGCGCTTCGGCGTCTCGCCCGTGAAGATGCGGCCGGCGTAGTTGGCGGCGTCAAGCCTCGTCAGCCCATGGTTGCCCGCGAATTGCGAGGCCGCGTTCAGCGTCGTTACGATGCGCCTGGCCTTGCCCCCGGTCTCGCGCACGATCCGCTCAAGCAGATCGTTCGAGATGTCGAGCTTGGGGTAGATGAAGTCCGCCAGCGTGCGCGCGTCTTCAAGGTCGCAGGGTTGCGCCAGTTCCCAATCGAGGACGCGGTTATGCACCCGTTCGTGGGCTTCAAGTTTCTGCGGCAGCAACTCCTCGCCAACGAGCAGCACCGGCACCTGGGCGGCCTTGTTGATGTCGCGGACGAGCTCGATCATCCCCTTGTCGACCAGCTTGTCGGCCTCGTCGATGATGACCGGGCGCGCCGGATCGTCGCCCAGCCGGACGATGATCTCGTCCATCATGTCGCCGATGGTGCCGCGCGGCCTGGCCACCCCGAGCTCGGCCAGCATCGCCTTGCAGAAGCTCTTGCGCGTCCAATAGTCGAAAATCTCGACGAAGTACGCGCCCGTCCGGTTCCAGACATACTGCGCGGCCATCGTCTTTCCGTAGCCGGAGAAGCCCGAGAAGACACCGATGTTCGGCAGATGCGCCGGCCGGTGGATGAGCGTGTCGACGAGGGCTAGGCAGGACGCCACGTTCTTGAGTGGCGCAACCGAGCCCGCCCCGACCGGTTGAGTGTTGCCTGACATTACCTACCTCCTAATTTCGCCGCACCCGGATCAATGGTCACCTTTTTGCCTAGAGGCGCATGGCCTCACGGCCGAACTCCTCCAGCATCGCCTTCATGGCGCGATATTCAGAGCCGGCCTGGTAGCCGCCCAGCCAAAGGAGTTCCTCGTCCGCCAGCCGCTCGCCCATAGCCCGCCGGTCTTCGAGCTTCAGCGCCCGGCGGAAGCGCTGCTCGCGCGTCTCCGGCAGCCGCGCGACCACTGGCGCGCTCGCCTCGGCTTCCGGCGCTGCCGGTAATGCCTCTGCCTGCAACTCCCGATGCACTTGCGCGGCTCGCTCTCCGAGCTCGCCTGGAGCGGTAGGCCGCGCGGCATCCGCTGCCGCTGAGAGTGCAGGCGTATCGTGGCCCTCCGACCGTCCGGGGAAGGCGACGAGGGTGCCCGCGCGGCGGTCCGCCTGGTTGCGCATCGCATCCGCCACGGCGCGCGGTCCGATCTTCCTCATCTCGCGCCGGATGTCCTTGATGCGGCCGTCCACATGCGCTTTCTGCGCGGCCTTCACACGGCTGATCGTCTCCACCGGGTCGAGGCCGGCGAGTTCCGGACACACGGCCTCGCCCAGGAAGGTTTCGCCGTCCGGCTCGAACAGGAGGGCTCGGCCAAGGTCGGCGGGGTCCATGCGGCAGAAAACCATAGTGCCGGGCATCACCGCGTCCGGCAGGTAGTGAGCGCTGTCGATGCGCACGCCCGTTTTCGTCACTGTGCGGATGCCGTTGCGGCCGGCAACCGGCGCCAGCAGGATGTCGAGTGCGGCGACGTTTTCGACGCGCCGCACCTGGCCCGGATAGGCCGCGGCTACATCGAACGGTGTCCGCCGGGCGATACCCGCATGCGGCGTGTGGGCATAAATCTTGTCGCACCAGTCGTCGCACCAGGCCTGGAACTCGGCGAGGCTCATCTCCACCTCGAACAGTTCCCTCTCGTCGGCGCCCATGCGCTGCGCGAAACTCTTGCGCCCTTCGATCCTCTTGCGGTCGGCAACCGAGTGTCCGATGAAGCCGGGGAGGCCCGAAAGGTCGCGCTGAAACGTGCCGATCGCCCGTTCCACCATGCCCTTCTCCTTCGGGCTGTAGGGGTGCGAGAAGTCGACCTCGATCGCCAGCGCCGCGAGCAGGCGCTGGGTCGCGTGGGCGGCGAAATCGCTGCCGTTGTCGATCTTGATGCGCTCGGGCACGCCCCAGGCGATCAGGCACTTGCGCGTCAACATCCCGACACCCGCCGCCCGCGGCGTCTTCGTCGCCAGCACCTTCGTGCGCCGTGAGTGGACGTCGATGGCCAGATAGATCGAATGGCGCCCCTCCATCAGCATCACGTCGGCGGGCGACGCATCGATCTGCCAGCACTCGTTCAGCCGCTCGGCGCGAGCCGCGTTCACCAGCGCGTATTCGGTCTTGGACCGATAGCCGTCGGGGTCCGTGAGATACTGCAGCTCGTTGCGGTAGGCCTCGCGCCAGGCCTTGAGCGTCGCTTGAAAAGTGCGCAGCGGCGGCACGGCCATCTCGCCGCCGAAGGTATCGGCCACCATCGCCCGCACGTGCTTTGCCGAGAGGAATGGCTTCTTGGCGATCGCCGCCAGGATGAACGCCTTCACGCGGCCGTCGAGTGCCCGGTCGAGCTGCCCGGTCCCGCGCCGCGCCTCGCCGTGGTCGTGGCCGAGCCTCTCCGGGTCTTCGTTCCGCCGGCTCCGCCAGCGTGCCAGCGATCGGGCGCTGACGTTCTTCACGCGCGCCGTCACCCAGGCCGGAAGCTCGATTGAAGCCGTGTTGAAGAGGTCTGAAAACAGGCTGTCGGCGGCGGCGACCGACAGCGCCTGGTCGCGCCGGAAGCGGTCGGCCAGGCGCAGAAGCACCAGGCGGGCATCGCGTGTCTCACGCGCGCGGCCCGTCAGTCCGTCGGCCTCGGTGACCGCCGGCCGCAGGTCCTCGGCCTCGACGTGGAAGTGTCTCGCCGCAAGAGCGATCCGGCTCGACAACGAAATGTTGTCGATGTGGTACTCCATGCCACCGCCGCCCTTACGGCCGGCCCGCGGCCGCGCAAGGCCACGGTGGTCGTCCCAGCCCTCGCGGCGGATGAGCTTCAGCATGCCGGCCTTGGTGGCGGGCAGGTCGGACAACGCGCCTGCCGCGGCCAGGTCCGCAAATTCCTGCGCCGTCAGCCAGACCTTCATCGTGAGCCCCGTCGAATGGTCATCGGCCCGCCCTCCATCGGGCCTCGGCCGCTTGCTTGCGCCGCTGCACCTCGCGCTCGTGCTCATCGAGCAGGTGCAGCTCGATCAGGGACGCATAGCGCTCGGGCACAACCACGTAGCCGTAGAGCTCGGCCACGAAGCCGAGCAGGTCGTGGCAGCCGGTCGCCTCCACCAGGGCGATGAAGCGCTCCAGCGTGATCTTATGACCTTCCTTCGCTTCCGACGCATAGGCGTCGAGCATCGATTCGGAGACCGGATAGCCGAGCTCGTCGCTCATGCGTGCAGCGACCTCGGCACGGGAGAGGCTGCAATCCTTCAGCGCCAGCGCCACCGCCCGGCTGATGCGCGAGGCGAGCCGATTGCCCGGTAGCTGATCCTTGGCGAAGCCGACGGCGACCTGCGGTGGCTGCCAGTCGAAGAGTTCGAGCGTGAGGGTGTCGCGGCGCCGGCTCATCGAAACCATCCCCGCTTCTTCGCGTGCTCGCGGATCGCGGTTTCTTGCGCGTCGAGGAAGTCGGCGCGCTGGCGCGCCGTCAGCCTCGCCCAATTTCCAACGGTCGAGGCGAAGAGCTTCTCGCCGGTCGACAACAGACGCCGACCCTCGGTGATCGCCAGTGCGTCGGCGACGGTGGACGCCTCCGGCGGCGTGGCAAAGAGGACGTCGCAGATGCGTTCCTGGCACTCCGGCGCCTGTTGCGATAGCAATTTCAAGCCGGCCTGATGGTCTTCCAGCCAGGTTTCCCTGACGCGCGCCTTGGTCGCTTCGGACAGCCCGCGGACGATCCCCACCGCCACCTCGACGGCGCGGCGCGAGAGCCCGGTCCTCTCCGCCGCCTCGGAACTAAACGAAAAGATTTCGCTTTGGTCGGCGCGCGCCGCCTTGGCCTTGGCGCTGCGCCGGTCGCCGCCCCTGCGGCTTTGCGGGTAGAGCGCCTCGTGAACCCGCTTCAGCTCGACGAGGTTCTCCGCCCTTTCGAGCTTCGTCAGTTCCTCGCGGTTGAGGTTCTCCGTGATCTCCAGAAGACGGCGCCGTTCCGGAGTAAGCACGGATGCCGGGATCACGCGCGCATCGATCTCGGCCGAACCGCCGAGGTCGACCGCGGCCAGGCGCGTCGCGCCGGAGATCAGTGTGAAGCGGCCGTTCTCCTCGGCCGCGACATTGATCGGATGCTGTGGCTGGCCGCCGTCGCCGATCTCCTTGCGTAGCGTCTCGACGCGCCACGGCTTGACCTGCCGGAGCCGGTTCGCCGGAACGTCGATCAGCGCGATCGCGACGCGCTTGAACGCGACCGCCTCCATCATGCCGCGCTCCCGGCGCTGTCCCGGCGCTCGGCCATGTAGGCCCGGATCGCTGCCTCGTGCTCCTGGCAGAACATCAGGGTCGCGAGGACCGCTTCCATCCGCGCCTTGCAGAGGTCCGCCTCGGCTTGGCGCATCTTTCCTGCCGCGATCAGACGGGGATAGGTGTTCGCCCGCAGCGCCAGTTCGCGCCGGACCTCGGCCACCTGCGAAGCGATAGGGGCTTTTGCCTTTCCCATCACACGACCTCCGGAACGATGAAAACGTGCGCGCCCGCCGCCAGGCGGGAGGGTGCGGCGGGCGCGCTGGCCGTGGCGCCAGGGGGGCGGTGGGCCACGGTTTCGGCTGTCGCCGTCATGGCCGGTTCCTCCAGGCGGAGAAGCCGACGACGGCGATGGTGGCCGGCAGCGCGAAGAGCGCCGGCCAGCGGACGATCGCTTCAAGGGTCGGTACAGCCCAGGGCAGGACGCCGCCGGGCAACATCATGTCGAGGCAGACAGCTCCGAGGAGGAGGATCGAGACGATCAGCGTGGCCGAGAGGAGCGCCGCGTAGGGGGCGCCGCCGGCGCGGCGCTCGGGCGGCAGGAACGGGTTGCGGGCTTCCGGACCGTTGGGGCGGCTGTCAGCGGAAAACGGATTCGCGGACCGGCGGAGCTTCATCGGGCCACCTCGCTGTCCGTGGATGGGCGGCTGTTTTGACTCGCCCCCGATACTTGCGGTCTGGTAGAACCGGAGCGCCGTCGCCCATTCGGCCAATACCGGTCGGGCCACAATGTTTGTACCGGAATGCCCAGCGCGACCGCGATCGCCTTCTCCGCCTTCGGATAGGGGGAGCCGAGCGCGGCTGAGATTTCGCCGGCGGTGAGACTTACGTGGCGGGCGAGCGCTCGCGACGAGCCGAAGCGCCGCCTGATCTCGGCCAGGATGGCGTGACGGTCCCAGTTGGTCGTGTGCTTCTGCACCGGCTGCTCCCCGCGATGATCGACCCGGCCCGCCGGCCGGTTCGGTCGCAAATCAGTTCTGATTAGTCAGACTGCTCCAGATTTGGAGCGATTGTCAACGGAGTGCTCCAGTTTTGGATATGGATAAGTTGGGGGAAACCGGTCAGGACGACGCCGGGCAAGAGCCCTGGCGGGTCTGGCTGCGCAGCGTCGTGGGCTCGCATGGTGGCGTGACGGCCGTTGCGCGGTTGGCAGAGGTGCCCAAGCAGACGCTCGACAACTATTTGTCCGGCCGTACGAAGAAGCCGAATCTCGACTATCTCCATCGCATCGCCGCTGCCTGCGCCGTGGAAATGACCTGGCTCAAGGCGAGCGCGGATCAGGCCGCCGAGGCGACGGTGGGCTTGGACGAGCCGGAGGTCATTCCTTACGAGGGGCCGTCAATCGCCTTCCAGAACAGGGTTCCGGCGAACAGGGGGCGGTGGACGGTGAAGACCCGCGCCCTCGACCTCGCCGGCATCCTTCCCGGCGACGTGATGGAATTCGAGATGGGCCGGGAGCCGCAGGTCGGTCAGCCGGTCGTGGCCCAGGTCTATGACGATGAAGGCAGCGCCACGACGGTGCTGCGCCTCTTCTATCCGCCCTATCTGATGGTCCGGTCCTCCGATCCGGGCATCGATCCGCGTCCTCTGGACCTTGATCCGCCGGAGCTGCGCGTCAAAGTCATGGGCGCCTTCGTTCGGCTCTGGCGCCTGGCCGGCGGCGATCCCGCCGCTTGA